ATTATAAAGTATTTTTTACCAACGCGGGAAATGAGTTAAATTTCCTGCCTTCTATATAGTAGGGGCTGTAAGCAGGGGAAGCCCCGAATGGTGCGCTACGCTACCGCTCCGCGAGTCCCCTAAGGACGAGCGCTGACTTACCCCTCACTTCGCTGTGGCTCGTTCGGGCGCTAAGCCCGACCAGTACCTGCAGTCGCAGGTTTTAGTTGGGATAGGTCTATCGTAAAACGATAAGACTTAAAACAAGAATTCATAACTTACCTAGCCGGTAAGGTTATTAATCTTGTTCATAGTTCTATCAAATTCCTGTAGCCGGTATTTTATTAAAAATATCCTCAAGCCGGTATAAACGAAGAAAGCATTTCGCGCCACTCGGCGCTTTGAGGAGAATCACGTGGCAGAGAATTCCGCCGACATAGCCAAGAGAATTATCCTTGGTTGTGTAGCAGAGGGTATGACCATAGAGCAAGCCTGCGCTTCAGCCGGTAAGTCTATGAAGACCTACGAGTACTACCGTCGTACCGACAAGGTATTCACCGATAAAATTGATCGTACCCGTCTGGGCCTCAAGGACAAGTCCTTTGCATCAGGCGATGTCCACGATATCAGCTTTGCAGAATTCCGTGAGCGCTTTCTGCACTCCAAGACTTTCGCCCATCAGAAGAACATCGTAGATGTCATCGAGGGCAGGCCGCCCCAATGGTTACACCCCGCTATGAAGTACGAGCCAGGTGTTGCCAACAACCGCATCCTGATTAACATCCCGCCAAACCACGCCAAGTCTATGACGATAACCGTGGACTACGTAACGTGGATGGTTGCTCAGAACCCGAACTTTAGAGTCTTAATTGTTTCCCAGACTCAGCGACTTGCGGCAGACTTCCTCTACGCTATTAAGCAAAGACTGACCCACCCGATGTATGAGAAGCTCCAGCAGGCATATGCTGCTGGTGTTGGCTTTAACTCTAAGTCAGCTTCGTGGCAGGCTACCCGCATCACCTTCGGAGATGAACTCCGCGAGTCAGGTGAAAAGGATCCAAACATTGAAGCCGTAGGTATCGGCGGTCAGATTTACGGCAAGCGTGCCGATATGATTATTGTAGATGACGCAGTTACTTTAAGTAACGCTAATGACTTTGAGCGTCAGATTAAGTGGCTCACGCAGGACGTGCGGTCCCGCCTTAACCCAACAGGTAAGTTGATTATTATTGGTACCCGCGTAGCCTCTGTAGATTTATACAAGGAACTACGTAACGAAGATAGATACCCAGGCGGTTTAGTACCTTGGACCTATCTAGCAATGCCAGCGCTTTTAACGGCTGATGAGAACCCCGACAAGTGGGAGACTTTGTGGCCTGCATCAGATGCACCTTTTGACGGTCAGGCTGAATCCGATAAGGATGAGGTTACTGGACTATACCCACGCTGGTCAGGCCGCAACTTATTTAATGAACGTCAATCAATGGATGCCTCTACGTGGGCATTGATCTACCAACAGCAGGATATATCAGATGACTCTGCGTTTGACCCTGTATGTGTTCGTGGTTCAATTGATGGAATGCGTAAGTCGGGTCCGTTAACCGCCGGTCACCCAGGACATCCGCGAGACCTCAACGGCTTTAGTATTATCTGTGGGCTAGACCCTGCAATGATTGGTGATACCGCAGCTATCTGCTACGCCATTGACCGCAGTACAAATAAGAGATACATCGTAGATGCTATCAAGATTACTCGTCCCTCCCCTGCAGCAATCCGTAACTTAATATTTGACTGGACTTCTATCTACTCACCGTCCGAATGGATTGTAGAGAAGAATGCTTTCCAGTCCTTCCTTACACAAGATGAAGGTATCCGTCAGCACCTAGCAACACGTGGCGTTCAATTCAAGGAACACCATACCGGTCAGAACAAATGGGATGCTGGATTCGGTGTTGCATCTATGGCAAGCCTCTTTGGTACAAAGCAGCACGATGGCAAGCACCATCGAGATAATCTTATTCACTTACCTTCAGATCAGACTGAGAATGTCAAGGCTCTGATAGAGCAATTGATTACGTGGTCACCGACTACTAAGGGTAAGACTGACTTAGTAATGGCGCTCTGGTTCTGTGAAATCCGCGCCCGTGAGATGCTCAACTACGGCAAGTATTCAAAGCATCACCTAGCAAACCCATTCCTCTCTCGTCACGAGATAGGCAAGCGAACAGTTGTCAACCTAGATGAACTATTCGCAGAACAAAACAAAACGTTCATCTAATAGGGAGATTACAATGAAGCCAACATCTAAGCCAAAGCCAGTAGAACGCAAGAAGTCTACTCCAGTACCTATGCCTGTAAAGCCACTCTCTTCAAAGACAAGACCTGGAATGCCAAAGGCAAAAGGTCCTGCAGTAACTATGGGTGAGAAATCTGCTGAAATTATGCGTAAACGCACATCACCTAAAGGTGTGAAGGAATATGAAAAGGGCGCTAAGAAGGCTCTTGAAAAGAAGTACCCAGGATTATATAAGAAGTCTAAGTAAGGACCCCACTTGTTATCAGTCAAAGAAGTTGACGCGAAACTATCGCGGCTACGTACTCGCTCATCAGCGCGAGACCAGCGTATGCGCGATGTTCTCTCCGTGCGTCAAGGTGATATCTCTAAGGTATTTCCTTCAATGTTTTCAGAGGACTATCCAAAACCTCTAGTTGCTAACTTCATTGACGTTGCAGCACGTGACCTTGCAGAAGCAATGGCACCGCTGCCTTCCTTTAACTGCTCAGCTACCAATATGGTCTCTGACGCACAACGTAAGGCAGCAGATACCCGTACTCGTATTGCCAACTACTACGTTGGTTCATCTGACCTACAACTTCAGATGTATACCGGTGCTGATTGGTACAACACATACGGTTTGCTTCCAGCAATTATTGAGATGGATTACGAAACAAACAACCCTCGTATCCGTCTGCTTAATCCTTTTGGTGTATATCCTGAAGTAGACCGCTTTGGTCGCTGTATCTCTATGACTCAGGTAGTCGTAACAGATGCTGAGACACTAGCCTCACAGTACCCAGAGTTCTATGATCAGATTATTAACCGTCGTGCCTACCAGACATCATCTCCATATATTTCAATGGTGCGCTACCACGATAAAGACCAAGACCTTATCTACCTACCAGAGCGTGAGAATCTCGTTATCTCTCGTGTCAAGAACCAGATTGGTAAGTGTCTAGCACGTGTAGTTACTCGTTCATCACTCGATGGCGAAGCACGTGGTCAGTTCGATGATGTACTAGCAGTACAACTTGCTCGTGCTCGCTTTGCAGTACTACAGATTCAAGCCGCTGAGAAGTCTATCCAAGCACCTATTGCTATTCCACAAGATGTGCAAGAACTTGCTTTGGGACCTGACGCAATTATGCGTTCATCTCAGCCACAGAACATTCGTCGTGTTCCACTAGAACTACCACCTGGAGTATTTACAGAATCAGGCGTTCTAGAGCGTGAACTACGCTTAGGTGCTCGTTATCCTGAGTCTCGTTCAGGAGATATCAGCGCATCTGTTGTTACAGGTCGTGGTGTCCAAGCACTACAGGCTGGTTTTGATACACAGATTAAATCAGCTCAAGCACAGTTTGCACGTCTGTTTATGGAACTTGTATCTCTCTGCTTTGAAATTGACGAAGTTGTCTTTGGTTCAATGACTAAGTCAATTAAGGGAACAGATGACGGTACTCCATACAATATGAAATACGTACCATCTCGTGACATCAAGGGTGAGTACGGCGTAGACGTCCGTTACGGAATTATGTCTGGTATGGATCCTAACCGTGCAATCATCGCATTACTACAAATGCGTTCAGATAAACTTGTATCACGCGACTATGTACGCCGTGAGATTCCAATGGACCTCAATGTAACTCAAGAGGAGCAACGTGTTGATATTGAAGAAATGCGTGACTCTCTTCGTGTGGCCGTTGCTCAGTATGCTCAAGCTATTCCTGCTATGGCAGCGCAGGGGCAAAACCCTGAAGAGATTGTCAAGCGTATCGCTGGTGTTATCCAAGGTCGCCAAAAGGGACTCTCACTAGAGTCAACTGTAGAAAAAGTATTTATGCCCCAACCAGTTCCAGCACCAGTAGAGCAACCTATGGCTCCAGGTATGGAACAACAGATTCCAGCAGCAGGTGCGGCCACCGCTCCTGCCTCGCAGCAACCTCCACAAGAACAAGCTGGTCAGGCCCCTGCTGCTGGTCAACGTCCCGATATAGCGCAACTACTAGCCTCTATTGGTGGGGCAGCATAAGTGAAGGAGGTGCAAATATGAAAAAAGGTACATTTGAAAAGTCTGTACAAGTAAAGCCAGTAGAAGGCAAGAAAGATACAGCGAAGCCAGCAGGCGGCAAGGTATTCTTCGGAATGGTCGTTCCTGGACGCAAAGGCAAGAAGGCTTAAATTATTTACCTGAAAGGTGTACTGGACGATGAGCAGTAAAGATAAACTTCCGCGTCCAGTACGCCCGACAGATTTTCTAGTAATACTTACAGGTTTTATGTACAACCTAGTGCAGACAGTCGAAGCATTTGCTTCTGAAATATACGAACTGTCTATATATCACGCTAATCAAAAGACAGCCACAAACAAAGTGTGGGAAGAATTTTCGCAAGATTTAGAAACAATACAGGAGGAAACAGATGGCTAGAGGTCCACTCGCCGGTGCTGCAGGTCCTGGCAAGTTCTCAAAGAGAACAGATTTACCTTCACAATATTACGGAGAAGGTGTAGAAACTGCATCAGTTAAGTCTGGTGCTCCACTCGCTGCAACACGTGGTGTAGCAGATAACGTTGGTGGTCGTCCTGCCAATGCACCAGTTCCATCTGCACCAGTTACAGAACTATTTGCACCTACTGAGCGACCTGACGAACCAATCACAGCAGGTATTGATCGTGGTGTAGGTCCAGGTTCTGAGGCTTTGGCTATGCGTACAGTATCTGTAAAATTATCCGATGCTTTAGTAAAGATGCTTCCATACGATACTACTGGTGAAATTGCGGTTCTGTATCAGGATGCACTATCACGAGGTAACTAATGGCTGATAATTTCAAAGCCGCTTCAATGGCAGCAGGATTATCACCAGAAGAACAAAAGCGAGTTGATGAGTTTAATAAGGCACTTGCCGTTCATAAAGAACTTTCAAATGTTCCTTCTGAAGTAGGCAATGCCAAGTACAACAAACTGACTCCTGCACAACAGGCTGACCTAAAGAAAAACTTTGGTACTGAAGACCCTGTAACTAAACCTAAACGTGGATTTTTTGGTACTACTTGGGATTATACTCTTGGTGGTTTATTCAAAGGTCTTACTGAAATATCAGACCTAACCACTCGTGCTTATAGAACTGTTGCTATTGCAGCAGACCAAGGTGTTGATCTTGGTGATGCTTGGACAATATCCAATGACAAAGGCGACAAGGTATTTAGTCCAGATCGCATTGTAAATGCAAAGGCTAAGTTTGGTAAAGATGCAGTAGATATTGCAATGCGTATTGCTTCTGGAGAAAAACCAGAAAAAATCCTTAAGGAAGCAACTCCAGAGCAAAAGAAATATCTTATGCTCGCTGACCCAACAAACAAAACCATTGATGGTATTGATGCTGGTGAAGTTGATAAAGCACGTGGTTTATTTCAAGACACTCTTGACGCTGTAGAAGCTGCTAAATATTCACCAGGTCGTTTAGTTGCTAATGCTGTTCTTCCAGGACAACTAGAAGGCTCAGGCTTTTTCTATAAGGCTATATCTGGTTCAGTAGATGCTGCATTTAGAATTGCTGCAGACCCATTCCTTCGTATTGGTGCAGCAAAAAGACTTTATGATGTACGAAAGTACGCACTCGAAGTAGTCGTTGGTAAAGGTAAAATAGCAGATTATTTTGCTAATCCTAAAGCAATTGCATTTTGGGATAGTTACGGTGCTAAACTTGATGAACTTGCCAAGGTTAAGAATAACCCTGAAAAAAGTTTAGTTATTAAAAAAGATTTATCAATTATGGCTCCAGAACTTGGACCTGCTGTTATTAAATCCTTAATGGATTCTAAGGTACCAGTAACTAATGCCAAAACAGCACAGGCTTTCTTTGAGAATACTAAAGAACTTGATGAGATTATTAAAGGTGGCTTAGGTCGCCAAAGAGTCATTCTTCCTCGCCTAGACAAAGCTCGTAAGGCACGTATTAAAGCAGTCACTACTGGTCGTAAGTTGTTTAACCTTAAGGCAGTAGGCCCACAATTAGTAGATGATATGTGGTTTGGTGGCGCATCAACTACTGATGGTATTGCTGAGACAATTATTAACAACCAAAAGGTTGTCACTGATTTAGTAACTGCTAAAACCAATCCAAAGAATATAGCTAAGTTTTCAACAGCATACATAAAGTATCGGATTGACCGCGCTAAGGCCAAACTAACACTTGCTCCTATGTTCAAAGATGATGTCTTTGATGTTACAGAAGCCGGTGCGTCAGATAAGATATATCGTCTTGCGGTAATGGTTATGCCTACACGTGAGTCAAAATTACTCTCTGAAGCATTTGATGCGATTGAAGAGACCGGTAAAAGAAAAGAAGTTTATTACGGCCTATGGAAGACAATCTCCGAGGCACGTGGTCTAAACACGAATCTTCCTGGTCAAGCAATTGTGCGTCAGGCAACAGGTCAGACAAAGAGTATTCACTCAATCAGTAAAGCAGATGATGCTTTCCCTGAGATGGGTTCACTACCATCTGACTTTAATCCTTTTGTATCAGTCCCTTCTTTGGGCGATCTTGATTTAGCATCAGCTCGTAATGGTCTATTCCAACAAATGATTGGTCTTGCTAATAGCAACCTTGCTAATAGAATGACATCAGCTTGGTCATTCCTTACTTTGGCTGGTCCACGCTACGCTTTGCGTAATGCTGGTGAAGACCTAATGGTTAATCTTGCTATTGGTCAATCTCCTTGGGGATTAGCGAAAAGCCGTGTTCTTTCAACTCGTATTAATACATACCTTCAAGCAGTTAAAAACGTTGAAGGTGGCGCTGGTTGGGCTGATAATCCTCTCGGTATGGCTATGCGATTCCTTAACCGTAAAGAGGTTGAGAAAAACACAGAGGAACTTAAAGCGCTTCAGGTTAAATTTGAAGATGGCAAAGCAACTCTTGCTGCTCTTAATAAAGAATTACAGAGTCTTCCTAAGGGAACAGAAGCTCACGCTAAAAAAGTTACAGAAATTCAAGCAGCCAGAAAAGAATTGGCTGGTGGAATTACAACACAGTCTCGTGAAATCTTTGCACGTGTCCTAAGTGAAGGACGCTTAAACCGATTGCGTTCTAGCATTGGTTTGAAGCAGATGAACAAAGAAGAAATTGACCTACTCACAGAGCAAATCAAGTATGGCGATATTGAAAACGCCCTATCTATGGCATCTGAAGGTGGTCTTAACTTTGTATCAGGTTCAGATTACATCACACGTGCTACAAATCTTGCAAAGCAGACAGGTGTTCGTGTCCACGCGCTCGAAATTGGAGAGCCAAAGACACCATTAAACCGTGCTAAGGGTGAAAGAACCTTTTCTGTTAAGGCAATAAGCAGTCAAGATGAGGGATCTATGTACTCCTTGATTATGCGTATTGGATACTATGCCAATGATGAGTTAGGCACTATTGCTATTGCTAATTTAGATGACGTAAACCGTTATCTAGCTGCTGCCCGTCAATGGTTAAAGACCAAGACTGGTCAAGAGTTTCTCAAAGATGCTCGTGCATCTACAAAAATGGACTCAGAGCAACTGTTACGCTTAACTCACACTAGAGCTAAGGAACTTTTCACAAAGAGTGGAGATGGTTCTCTTAACACTGAGTTGCTTGATAGAATTCGCACTATTGATAAAAACGGTAACTACATAGTTACTGGTCGTTTATCTTTAGATGACCTACCTACAAATGATTTTGACCTACCTGCTGTTGTGGTAGGACCTACACTCGTACCAGCTGTCCCACAAGGAGAGATTACCGGTACTCTTATGACCCAGGGTTGGACATTCTTGGGTATGGCTAACGCACGTATGTCACGTCAGCCTATTGTTCTTAATGAAATGATTAAGATTCGCAAACAAATGCGTAAAACAGGCTTTGAAGATGCGTGGATTAATTCTTATACAAAGGGAATAGATCCAAGTAATACAACTGGTATCTCTATCGTTACAGAACGTGCCAAGAAAGACCTCGCTCTAATAGTAGAAGAGCGTGCTGTACAGCAAACACTACAATATGTAGATAATCCGCTAGTGCGTACGCAACTTGCTTTTGGATTACGTAATTTTGCACGCTTCTATCGTGCTACTGAAGACTTTTATCGCCGTATGTACCGTGTTGTTAAGTATAATCCAGAGGCAATCGTTAAGGCCGCTCTTACCTATGAAGGCGTAACGCACTCAGGTTGGATTCAACAAGACGATCAGGGTGAATCATACTTTGTTTACCCAGGAATTGGACCGGTTTATAATGCAGTTCAAGATGCCTTAAATGGTTTAGGCATTGGTGACGAGTTTAAGGTTCCATTCCCAATTGAATTTGGTGCAAAGGTAAAGATGCTTACACCATCTTTGAACCCAGACTCCATAGTACCTACATTCTCTGGACCAATTTCTGGTGTTTCTTTTGCAACGATTACTCAGCTGATATCAGGTCTTGGTGCTCCTGGAGCAGCAGATACTATTAAGGGTTACGCTCTTGGTAAGTATGCAGTAGATCAATCTATTACATCAGCATTTTTACCAGCACACGTTAATCGTTTGATTAATGCTATGGACCAAGATGACCGCAACTCACAGTACGCATCAGCTTGGCGTAAGGCAGTAACATATCTTGAGGCTTCAGGTAATGGACTTCCAAAGAAGTATGACGAAGAAGGAAATCTTCTTCCGCCAACACCAGGTGAGATGGAAGAATACCGACTAGCAGTTAAGAATACTACACTTGGTATTTTAGGTATACGCTTTGTATTTGGATTCCTTGCTCCAGCATCACCATCAGTAAATCTAAAGTCTGATATGGCTCAATGGATTTCTAATAATGGACGTGCTAATTTTAAGCAAACCTGGAATAAACTTATCGAAGAGTACAATAGCGACTACGACGCTGCTATGGCTAAATGGGTTGAACTTTATCCAAACCAAATTCCATTTACCGTCACAGAATCAGAGAAGAAGTCTATTGCTCCTCTAAGATATGCAGAAGAATCTGGCAAGTTCGTAGACAAGAATGGCAAGTTATTCAAAGAATACCCACTTGCCGCTAGTTTCTTGATTCCTCATAAGGGAGGCTTCTCTTGGGATGCCTACAAAACTATGAAGGATATGGGACTTCTACAGAACAAGCGAGTAGATGATTATCTTCGTGAAGTGCAAACGGCTGCTGATTTACAGCAATACTATAACCGTAAAAACGAATATGAAGAGGCATTAAAAACAGCTGTTGTTGACTTTGAGCGTAGAAACATACGTGGCGAATTTGACGATTGGAAGAAAGTATTCTTCGCTGGACGTCCATTGGTAAAAGAAGAACTATCAGAAGGTAGCCAAAAGGCAATCAAGCGTCTTCAAACACTTGATGAACTTAATGCTCTACTAGATGCAAATATCAATGTTCGACCAGATACAGAAAAGGCTTTACGTGCTTTGCGTGATACTTATGTAAACTATAAGCAAGAACGTGCAAATCTTGAGGCTATGAATATAAGTGATGTAATTCTTCAAAACCTTAAGGATAATGCAATCATTAGATTAAGAGAACTATCATTATACAATGAGAACACAAAAGCAGCATATGATGTTCTCTTTAGTAGATTACCTGGCATCGGAGACTAAATGGCTGAGAAAACAATAGACGAGCTCAATAGTGAACTCGCAACTGTAACCGAGCAAACTAGAAACTCCTATGACGTTCTTTATACAGATAGAGCCGGTAAGCGTGGTTTATACAAAAGACTGAGCATTGCTGAGAATAGTCTAAAGAAAAAGGGTTTACTTCCTGGTGTAAAGGAAAAATTAGAGGCTGAAATAGAATCACTAAAACCTCAGATTGAGGCTGCAGAGATTGAATACAATAGATACCAGAGCCAAAAGAATACTCTTAACAAAGAGTTAAAGGATCTAAAGAAGTCTGAACAAGAGCAGAAGACAAAGAAAGCAACTGCAAAGGGTGCTGGTAACCTCTATCAAAAAGCGCTTGATAATTTAAGAACAGCAGAACTTGGTCTTTCAGGATACAAAGGTACTGATAAATATTACGACGCTTGGCGTAAAGCAGAGGCTGCATATGCCAATGCTGTAGAAGCAGGTCTGACTCCAATTGCCCTTGGTAATCCAAGAGTTACAGTTCCTCCACTTGTTGTTGATTCAGAACAAGAAGTAGATGTATCAGGTAAAAAAGAATCTGAAAATCTAAGCGCCTTTATATCTACTTTGGCTGATCCTAAGAATTCAAAGATTCTTGAAGAAGTACAACGGGACCTTGCAAAGAACTTTGGTTACAAAGGTCCAATAGATGGTCAATATTCCTTGCCACTACAGAACGCAATTAACGCAATTGCTACTAACCGTTCATCACTACCGGCTACGCTACAAGGTAGCGACCTTAGAACATTTATTGCTGATGATAAGTCATCTCAACTTCTTGGTATATCAGCATCAGGTACAGGTGGTGGCTCTGGTGGAACCAGCATCGCTAACTATATTTCAGATGCTACAGCAGCTGCCGCTACAGTAAATAATGTTATGCAAGACCTGCTAAAGCGTGACGCAACACCAAAAGAAGTATCAGATTTATCTAAGATTCTTATTGATGCACAGAAAAAGAATCCATATAAGACAACAAATGGTATTCGTACCGGTGGTATTAATGATGCTCAGTTGCTTACAAATGTAATTCAATCTGGTAAATACGAAGCTGATAAGAAGTTAGGCAAATTATCTACTCTAGGTAAGTTGGCTCAGGAATTTACTACCAAGAAAAACGATAAGCGCACTATTATTAGTCAAGATATTATGGCTACTGCTAACGCTAATGGCATTACTTTAACTCCTTTGCAGTTGCAAACTTATGCTCAACAAGTACAAGACGGAACTGATGTTGGTATCATCAAGCGTAATATCAGAAGTTCAGCAGCACTTGGTATGCCAGCAAACATACAAAAACTTATTGCAGAAGGAACAGATCTTGAAACAATCTATTCTCCTTATCGCAAGAGTATGGCAGCAATCTTAGAGATACCAGCAGATTCAATTGATATCAACGATTCTGCATTACGTATGGCTATTGGTCCCGAAAGAGAAATGTCTTTGTATGACTTTCAGCGTGAACTTCGTAAAGATGCTCGCTGGCAGTACACAGATAATGCAAGAAAAGAAGTTTCCGATTCAGCATTAAAAGTCCTTAAAGACTTTGGATTCCAGGGGTAAGTATGGCAACGCCGATATATGTATCAGGACCAGGTGCGGTGCGTGGTAAGGCACCAGTTGTAACAAAGGCACCTGCTCCAAAGGCACCTGCTCCTAAAAAGCCTGCACCTAAGACACCTGCACCTAAAACTTCGGTAGTTCCAACTGTTCCAGTGGAACCAGTCGTTGATCCAAACCAAGCGCTTATTGATGCAATCAATGCACAGAATGCTGCTAATGCAGCAACCGCTGCTGCTGAGGCAAAACTATTAGCAGAACAACAATTAGCTTCACGTAAGTCTGCTTACGATCTTCTTGCAGAAGAGTTTAATCGTTATGGTTTAGGTGGACTCGTAGAAGATATTAAAGGACTTGTGCAACAAAACGTATCTCCTTCAGAGTTTACTATCCGCTTGCGTCAAACAGATGCATATAAGCGTCGCTTTGCTGCTAATGCACAACGTATAGCAAAAGGATTGGCTGCAGTTTCAGAGGCTGAATATATCGGTCTTGAGGACCAGTATCAGAACATTATGCGTCAGTATGGATTACCTGATACCTATTACGCCAAGGGTGAGATGGGCCGTCAAGAGGGATTTGAAAAGTTTATTGCTAACGATATCTCTGCCGTTGAACTAGAAGACAGAATTCAGACAGCACAGAACCGTGTTATGAATGCTAGTCCAGAAATTGCTAAAGCACTTAAGGACTTCTATCCAGATATTAGTAATGGCGATATCTTGGCTTACACACTTGACCCAAAGAACGCTATTAAGAATATTCAACGTAAGGTAACAGCTGCTGAAATTCAAGGCGCTGCTACTGCACAAGGATTAAATAAAATTACACCTGATATGACACCAGAACAAATTGCTGCTTATGAGGCAAGAGCAAACTTCTTAGCAGCATCTGGTGTTGATAAAGCAGCAGCACAACAGGGCTTCCAGACTGTTGCTGAAATATCACCACGTGGTTCATTGCTTTCAGATATTTACAAACAAGGTCCTTACGGACAAGTACAAGCAGAGCAAGAAGTATTTAATCTTGCAGGATCTGCAGAAGCCGCACGTCAACGCAAGAAACTTACATCACTTGAGACCGCAGCATTTAGCGGTCAAGCCGGTGTTGGTGCCTTAGCACGAGAACGAGCCGGAAACATATAAAAGCCTGCCACTGGAACGACTGGCCCAGTGGAGCGATATTAAGACCAGTAGTAGGAGCCATACCCTTTCCCCAGAGGGATATGAGGCCTGCGTCAATCAAACAACTGATAGGGAGATGGACTATGTCCAATTACGAGTACGAGGATGACGACGATGACTTCACACAGGATTCATCGAATGACCTTGTAAAACAACTACGCAAAGCAGCCAAGCAAAAGGATAAAGAACTACAAGAGCTTCGCGCTCAGTTCGAAGGACTTAGCAAGGCGCAACGTGAAAGAGCAATCAAGGATGCCCTCGCAGCTCGCGGGGTAAATCAGAAGATCTCTTCATTTATCCCACAGGACATTGACCCAACTGAAGAGTCCGTGTCTAAATGGCTTGAGGCT